ATAGTAATAATACTGGAACTGAACGAAGTACATTGAACAGTTACGTATTGCTGGTTCGCGCCCTGCGCATTGCGCCGCATCTCATCGAATCGCCGCGCCGACCGCATCAGCCAAGAGCGGCATGTTCCACAGTTCGACATAGTTGCGGTTGGCCTGCTCAACGATCTGATTGCGCTTCTCAAGCGCCTCGCGCAGCGCCTTGCGGTTACCCTCCATGAGCAGACGCAGGCACACCCGCGGGCGATGAAGCCCCCGGCCAACTCGATGTCAGCCCAAACCGCCTGGAAGCTGCCAACGATCGACTTGATCCCTTGAAAAATCGCACGCAGGCTATCCACCAGCACCGCGATCGCATAGGCCGAGGTCTCTGCCCACTTGGCCAGGGTGCCATCGTCACGCAGCTTGCTGATACCGGTGACGGCGTCTGCTCCGTTCCGAGCAGGATCTTCTTGAGTTCTTCGGACAGCACCGACAGCGCAGGAATGGCGCTCGTCACCAGGGTCTGGGAGACGAAGCTGCTTTCTGCCCGCATCCGGGCCGATCGGCTTTGGAGGCTTTGATCAGCTTCCTCGATCTGCTGGGCGGTGAGCCTGATGTTGAGGTTCTGGTTCTCTGCAAGGTCCTTCAAGAAGGGCAGCATCGAGGCGCCAGACTTGCCAAAGAGGTCCATGGCAAGTGCCGTCTTTCCGGCACCGTCTTCGAACTGCGCCAGTTTCAAGGCCACATCGTTGAGGACCTCGGCCGGATCGCGCAGATTGCCGCCCGAATCCTTGGCGGTGATCCCAAGAAACTGCAGCGCCTTGCTGGCATCAGCGCCCTCGTCATCCACCCCAGCCAGAGCCTTGGAGAGCTTGGAGAGATTGGTGCCAATCGTCTCCATGGCGGTGCCCGAGATCGTTGCCACCGGGGCCAGGCCCGACAAAGCGGTGGTGCTCGCGCCGGATCTGCTCGGACAACTGCTGCAAAGCCGCCGTTGCCTCGATCGTTCGATCAATGAAATCCCGAAGCGCACCAACCGAAGCAGCGCCGACCGCCACCGCAAATGCGGTCTTGGCCACCGTTGCCACCTGTTGCATCGACGCCTTCATGTCGTTGGCGTGGCGATCCAGGAGGCGCGCTGTGCGCCCAAGATCGGCCCTGAACTCGGAGGTCTCGGCTGAGAGCTTGACGACAAGCGAGCCAAGGTCAGCCATGCTTTTTCACCTTATGGGCAAACATGGCCTTGAACCGGGCAACGTTTGCGCGGGCATCATCGCGGGGCTCGGCACGTTCGGCGAAAGGCATGAAGTCTTCCGGCGAAAACGCACGGGCGTGTTTGGCCCTGTTGGCATTTGCAAAGGTCGAAGCAATCACACCGCTTCTGAGATCGGCACGCATATCGCCAAAGGGTTCGAGTTGGTAGAAGGCCATCCACTCGCTGAGTTCGTCTGAGCCGATGCGGGCAAGCAGCTCGCGCACAGGCATGCCCAGCGCAAGCGCCAGGCGAAAGACAAACCGTCGGGTGGGGTTGGCCTTCAGGCCTTTTTTGCGGCAGCCGCCTGCTCTGTGCCGATGCCGTTCAGGCGTTGGGCAACCGCAAAGACACGATCGAGCGCACGGGCGCTTTTTCTGCCCAGGGCAGCGATCTCGCCATCCTCGAAAAGACGAGCGCCGCTTTCGTCACACAAGGTGAGTGCCACGAGACGGGCCCGGACGTTTTCCATGCGGCCGTCGCGCTCGCCTTCTCGGGCAATGAGACTTGTCTCAAAGGCGTCGCGGTCGGTGCCGCTCATGGTACGCACATACACGTCTCCGCCCCATTCGGGCACGTGAACGGTCTCGCGGGGCAGGTCATCGGCTGCGAGGATGGCGTCTTTGGAAAGAATGTTCATGTACTTAGCCTTCAGTGATATCACCATCGATCTCGATCGTGACGCTGGCCTCGACCACCGCGTCCACGCCGCCTTGGACGCTGAACTGCGTGACATAGCCGTAAAAGGTCCAGGTCGCCGCTGGCGTGGTGTCAGTGAAGGTGATCTTGAACTGCCGACGGGTTCGGTTGGCCCGGTCGGTGCGAAGGCCCTGATGCACGGTGTCATCCGGGTTGAAGTGCAGCGACAGCGACAGTTGCCCTCATCGCGCAGGCCCACGCGCTTTTCCTTGGCGGTTGAGCCGAGGTTGGTGACGTCGATGACCGACGCTTGGCCGCCGGGGCCTTGGAAGGACACGACATTGGGGATGGTCTCAAAGGCGGTGGTACCGAAGCGGGCAATGGTGATGCCCTGCGCGGTGATCGCAGTACTAGGCATAAAGGCCTCCAGTTGAAAAAGGGAAAGGGTCGAAGACGGACGACGCGCCTACCGTTACCGGTAGTAGGTGAAGTCCACAGAAATCCGGTAGATGCCGGCTTGGGGTCGAAATCAGTCAGGCCCATGCGCACATCGGCCACGGTGTTGATGTCGGCAAGCAGTGCCGAGAGCACCTGGTCTTGCAACTGTTCGCACACCACCAGCGTTCGGGCATAGGCGTCAACCTGAACCCGGGAACGCTTGAGTGGATTGGGGCCATCGAGCGCGATGACCCGCTCTTCGTCGATAGGCGTATAGACGAGGGTCGGGTACTGCGCATCAGCGGGCGCGACAACGGCGTACACCTGGCCGGAGGCCAGATGCTTGATGGCGTCATAAAAGTCCTGCATCGCTAGCGCCCGTTCAAGGCCTTGGCCTCAATCTCGATGCGCTCGGACAAGCGCTGCTTGATGGCATCCACGGCTTCACGCCTGCGGGACTCGAGTGCAGGACGCAAAAACGGCCGGGCTGCCATCTTGCGGGTTCCGAACTCCAAAAAGCGCCAGTACCAGGCGTCTTGCGAGAGGTTGCCTCGCTTGCCCTGGTTGCGGTACTTCTTGCCGTGGCGCACCAGCACATAGAAGGTCTGCCTGCCACCACCCGATAGTTCCCGGATGTGCTTCATGATCACCGAGCGCTTGAGCGTACCGGGCGGAGGCTGCTTGGGTCCCAAAGCCTGCGCAGCCTTGGGCGCCCGAGCGCGTGCATCGTCTCGAATCACCTTGGCGCCGGCATAAACCGAAGCCCGAAGACCTCGGTTAGCGATACGCTGGGGCAGTTCTCGCAGCGCGCGATCCAACTGGGCAAGGCCTTCGATGCGGACCGTTTCAACCCTAGCCATCTCGAAGCCCTTCGCTTGCCAAAAGGATCACAGACACATTGGCCTCATCGTCATTGAGTGCCGCGTGTAAGGCAAAGATCCGTCCGCGAAACAGCACCCGCATCCGGGCAACCGCCTGCGGATCATCCAGATCGGGGCGGTGACGCACCGTGATCTGATGCGTCACCTCTGCCGACACCCGGTCTGCGATCCGAGCCTCTCGACCCGAGATCGGCTGGATATCAGCCCACACCGTAGCCACGTCGGCCCAGACCTGCGTTGGCGCGCCCAGGACGTCCTTGACGGTCGTTGGCTGCTGAATGCGAATGCGGTGATTGAGCTGACCCGCGCTGATGGCGCTCATACAAGGCTCACCTTGAATCCGTCGAGCAATCCATCCACAAAGGGCAAGGGATCAATGCGTCCGCGAGAGAGCACGGCCATCTCTTCCCGATGCCCATAGAGACTGCCCACGCGCAACGCGATCGAACTCGAGGCCTTCGGGCACAGCACTGGCAGCACCGTAGCCTGCGTCGAATGCGCCGGTGAACAGCCCCGATCTGAGGCAAGGTGGGCGGCCAGGTCTGTACCGAACACGGGGCTCAGGCGCGCCGGCTCGCAGGCCACATCCAGCACGTAGTCACTGGCAGGCAGCACCTGGGGCGCCGTTCGACGTCCAGGTATTCGACGACTCACCACCGACTGAACCGGGCATTTGGCGATCAAGATGGGCGTGTGCTGGCAAGCTGAAAGACGCGCCTGACCCTGCGTGCATCAGCGACGGCCCAGGGAGTGCGTCGAGCACCAGCTTCCAGCGGGCCGGTGATCAACTGCCTGCCGGTGATGGTCTCGGCGGCCTGCCGGGCCGGGGCGGGTATAGACGCGGCGGAGCCGATCAGCGGGTCATCGTCGCCACCGTCCACCCGCAGGTGAAGCTTCGCTTCGGCAAGCGAGACGGGCTCGCCTGCGGGTGGGGTGACGAGTTGCAGCGGCATCAGACGACCTGGATGCACAGCAGCTTGGTTCGCGGTGCTTGCCGGCAGTTCGCGCGGGTTGACGCCAAGCACCTGAGCTGCGGTCTGGCTAGCAGCCACGCCCACCGTGACCGACAGGTGAATAAAGCCAAAGCCATTGACCGTATCCAGGTCCTCTGGCTTGACATTGATCAGCGCCTGCTTGTTGTCGCCGGTGGCCTTAACGATCTGAGTGATCGCCTTGCCGGCAATGTCCTTGGCACCGATGCCCGAGGCATCTTGCGCTTGCTGGAGCTTGGCATCTACCGTTGCGCCCGTGCCCAGAACTCCGGTCTGGATGATGGCCAAAAGACCATGGTGGTTGGCCGCAGAGATCCAGCCAGTGGTGGCGGTACTTCCGCGGCCTGACTGACAGGGTCCAGCGTGGCGAGGATGGCAAGCAGTTCGCTGCCTTTTGCGTTGGGAAACATGAATGTTCTATATGGACGCCTCCCGTTTGCCAAGGACGATTTTGGTATGTCTGGAACAGATAGGCTGCAGTTCTATATCCGGCCTGTTGTGCAGGCATAGACCTGCTGGCCCTGATGGAATCGCTGACCCGCGCCTCATTCTCCTGGAGGACTCGAAGTTCAACCAATCATTCAGGCTTGGCGGTCACGTTGACCTGTTTGCCATCACACTGTTATCGACCTTGCGCAACTTTTTACGGCGACCGCTCCTTTTAAAGTGGTTCATACGCTTGGCGTCGTGCGTCCGACGTGGTTGACCGATATACCCGTTTTGACATCGCCACTGCGGTATGCCGTATTGCGCTTCGCGCCATCTTGTTGGCCAGTGCCACCATCCCGCCATGCTCAGTGGTCGGCGCTGGCGTAATTCTGTTACCCACGGTCCCGGTTCCTTGGCATGGGTCAGCACCGATCTGGCACCGTGAATCAGCAGCGTGCGCAGATAGGTGTCACCTCGCTTGCTGACGCCGAAGAGCTTGATCCGTCCGCCCGTCCCTGCTCCTGGTTGGTACCGGCGAAGGCGGCGAACTCCCGCCCCGACTTGAAGGCTTTGGCATCCCCCATGATGGCGACAGCAGCCGTGGCGGTCAGCGGCCCGACACCGGGAATCTCGGCAATCCGCTTGCAGGCATCATCGTTCTTGAGCCACAGCTTGATGCGTTGCTCGATGGTGGCAATCTCTTCATCCATCTTGCCAATACGATCCCATTGCTCACGCAGGGTGTCGATGACCATCGCCGGCAATCTGTCTTCCAGCCCTGCCAGCGCTTCGGTGATTCCCTTTCTTACGCCTGCCTTGCCTTGCGGCACTACTTCGCCGTACTCGGTGAGCAGCTCCGCAAGCCGTTGATCTGGGCGGTGCGGAACTTGACCAGTTGGCTGCGCATGCGGTGCAGTGCCAGGACCGCTTGCTGCTCCTCGGTCTTGATCACCGGCTTTGAGGTGTGGTTGCTGGACCGCTGTCCAGATGGCCCGCGCATCGTGCCGGTCATTCTGTTGCCGGTGACGAAGCCTTTCAACCGCTTGCCCTGGGGATCTACTGGTTGATTGCCGCGAGTCGCTTGCCCAGTGCTGCGCCCGACAGGCTTCCATGCCGATCAGGCACTTCTGCCGGTTGGCAAAGTGTTCGAGGAACTTCTCGCGCTTGAGCTGCAGGTTGACGATTTCTCCGCTCTCCATGTCGATCCAGTGCAACTGAAACACCCGCTTGGCGATATCGATGCCGACTACCTGTTTTGCTACCATTCATTTCGGACCCTCCGGTTTGCCTGTGAAGATCTTCGTATCTTCCACCTTGAGCACTTTGATGCCGTCGGCCCGTGAGGGTCCACCCTTCAACCCACCACCACCGCAGAGTTATCCACGGCGCCGGGTGCCGCAGGTCCATCTATACCGAAGGTGACCAGGGCGGTGGGTAACTCGTATTCAGTGCTCACGGGGTGGAGGCGTCCATTCCATTCTCCTTAGAAGTCAGGCGCCTGATCAGCGCGCGCCCAGTCGGACGAAGGGCGACATGGTGGCGCTGCCCTTGGCGGGGGCGATCGGCGCGGCGACCTTGGATTGGCCATCCATGCGGAAGGTGGTGCGGAAAGGCCGTGAGGTCGGCATCGAAGTACAGGTGCATGGACGTGGCCGTCCGCAGGCCACCCGCCTTGGTGATGGTCTGGTAGTACGACAGGTCCGCCAGGAGCACATCGCCTGCAGAGCCGAGAAGGCAGTCGGCGCGCTGGGAGACGATCACCGGGCGACCGAGCAAGCGATGCCGTAGGGCGAGACCTGAATGCCCACCAACGGATTCACGCCGGTGGGCAGGTAGATCGGGTAGTGGCCCAGGGTCAGGGTGAAGAGCGCCGGGCAGGACGTCGTCGTTGACGATCCAGACGGACTTGGCGAAGCGAGCCGGGTGGGCAGGCGCGAGATCATCTTGGCCAGGTTCTGCGGCCAAGCAGCGTCTGCGTGGCCTGGCCCGCTTCCCTTGGCGACGGTGACCGTGGCCCCTGCGTTGCTCATAGCAGCCCACAGGCACGCCGGTGCCCGAACCAAACAGGATGGACTCGTTGGTCTTCCAGCGAATGGAGGTGAGCGATCTTGTCGGGGCAGGTAGGTCGAGAGGGCATTGGTGTCGTCGCAGCAACTCGTCGGTCACCGGCACCAGGGCCATGAGCTTTTTGAGGCGCAGAGGTCGACAGGCCCAGCACCGGCTTGGTGCCGACTGGCAGAAGCTGCTTCACCCTGCCAGTAGGCACGGATGCCGTCTGGTGCCCCAGGGCGTGGTCTCGTCCTTGGGGAAGGCCATGGTGTTGCCCGTGATCTCCACGTTGTCGGTCATGCGGCAGCAGGGAGTCCTCGCCCAAAGACAACTGGAAGATTTCCTGGGCGAACTGAGGCGGCACCAGAAAGCCGCCGTCCTGGGCCGAGCCTTCGCTACCGAAGGTGGCAGGCGCCGCTGCGTTTCGGCCACGTGCCGATCAACAGGCGCTCATCGATGGAGGCGCCGGGGTTTTGCGCCTGGCGCACGGTCTTGAGGAAGTCGCCCACGCTCTTGAAGCCGTGCTTGGGGTCGGCGGCAGCGTTGTCCACCACGGTGATGACGGAGGCGCGTGGTCAGCTGGGACGGGATGGCATCATGTGCGCCTCCTCTGCAGATCAGGGCAGCTTTCTCGGTCAATGGCGGCGGAGGCACGTTGCTGCGATCTTGGCCTTCGAGGGCTTTCGAAGGCTGCTGACTCCTTCATCGTTCATGTCGCGCTGCTCAGCGGCAGCGATGTCGGTCAGGGCGCGTGCGTCCTTGACCAGGGTGGCTTTGCGACCGCTTGAAGCTCACGCAATTGCTTGCTCATCTGGTATCTCAATCTCAAGAAATGAAAAAACCGCCCAGGCCGGAATGACTCAGGGCGGTGGCGGTGTGAGGCGCGACCGACGGGCTACGCAGATGAAAAAGGGCCTCGACGGAGGCCCTAGTTTCAGGATCGTCTACTAACATCATGTGTTGGTGATTCGCCCATGGATCTCGATAAGTTCACCAAGTACTTTGACGGCTGCCAGCGGTCAGGCTGCCGGATAATGGGCTTTTCCGGACCGTTGCCACGAACACCATGGTGCGCATACCAGCCGCGCTTTCATCGTTGGCATCGACCACGAGCGCGTAGGCAGCGATTTCTGCGGTTGCAGCCCGGCGCAAGGCCTCGGCAAGCAAGGCCGCACCAAGGCCCTTGCCCTTGAAGCGCTGATCCACCGCCAGACGCCCCATGCAGCAGGAATATTTGGGTAGCGAGGCAGTTTCTTGGCCAGGTTCTCAAGGAGGTCGGTCAACAAGATGCTGGGCAGACTGCCAGCGTGTATTATTCCTGCCACCCGGCGGACTGCCATCAACTGCTGTGAAGACGGTCGCACGGGTCTGACGTCCTGACTCAGCTGAATTGTCGAAATACCTGTCTCAGCGGCTCAACGCCGACATTCGGGACTCGGAACTGGTCTGCACCAGCCGATCGAAGTGCAGCATCAGAAAACGAGGCCTGCCATCGAGCCGCCAACAGTTTATTGGCCTTGGCAAATGCACGCTTGAGCGCAGCACTGGCGCTTGAGCCGAGGTGGATCGCATCAGAGCGTGGGCAAGAAGCCGTCCTGCTCAGCCATGGTCATGCGCACAGCTGGATCAGCTGCTCAATCGCCGTAGAGGCGGCAGACTGCAGCGCATAGATGCTGCACAATCGGTCATAGGCTCGGCACTTGCCTCTCTGCGGCACGCTTGACGACCCCATGCAACGATCCTTAGCTGATCCGGAAAGCACTCCAGCCCTGCGGATGGTCAGGCGTTCGTCGAAGTAGGCTTGACCGAGCGCGTGCTGGCAACAGCGGATCTTGCAGTCATGTCGTTTCTGCTGAAGGTCGAACGAATTGTGTACGGACTCTGCCGGATAAATGCAAAGAATAACTGCAACCAAGGGCGATTACCCCAGCAAGGCCAGTGAGTTGCACGCTTGCGTCAAGCGTGACTGGCTGCGAACGGCGTTGGGCTGTGACGTTGGCCTGCATGCGGGCCAGAACGTCGTCAAAGGACGCGATGCCATCGACCATGCGTCTGCGCCAGGGCGGCATCAGCGCCCAGCACACGGCCTTCGCCCATGCCGTTCGGACATCGTCGACCGACACGCCACGGCCAACGGCCACAGCGCCTTGGATGAAGGCGTCGTAGTAGTCGTCCACACGAGACTGCATGAAGGCCTGAGCTTCTGGATCCAGCGGCACGTAGGGGTTGCCCTCGACCTTGAACTTGCCCGCCGAGACCAGGGTGGTTTTGACGCCCTCTTCTTCCAGCGCCTTGGAATAGTCAAAGTGCGCCTGCCACACGCCAATGGAGCCGACCTCACCACCAGGGGTGACGTAGAACTCACTGGCAGAGCAGCCAATCCAGTAGGCCGCCGAGGCAGCCAGGCTGTTGGCCACGGCCACCACGGGTTTCTGGGCCCAGGGCCTTGACGATCTCTCGAGGCAAGTTCGGCCACGCCATAGACGCTGCCGCCAGGGCTGTCGATGTCGATCAGGATCTGGCCCACCGTGTCGTCGGCCAGGACCTGGCGCAAGGCCGCAGGTGAATTGCTGGGTGCTGGTGCTGCCGGGGCCGGAGATGTCATCGACCATGTTGCCCCGCTGGGTGACCACGCCATACAGAGGCAGCACGGCAATGCCAGAGCCCGCACTGGCCGCAGCCATCTGTTTGCGCGGTATCACGCGCAGCACCCGCTCCGACTGGATCTGGAACATGGCTTCATCAGTTGGCGGCTCGCCCGCAGACCAGCGGGTCAAGACCCCGGCCATGGCCTGCAGCCGCTCGGGCATCAGGGCCCACGGGGTGGTCAAAAATTCGGAGAGCAGGAGTTGTCTGTTCATGATTTCGTATTCCCAATTGAATGAGGGACCGGGAGCAGCGCCGGTTCATCCTCGAGTGATGGAGCCTCCGCTGCGCCCAGTCCTCTACTACCGATGGAGGCAGGCTGAAGGTCTGGGCAATCAGGCTTGATTTCGTTGGAGCCCAGAGCGCCTTTTTTGCAGATGCGACGGGCCAGTCGCTGGGCGTTGGACTCGACCAGCTTTCGTAGGCGTAGGCTCAACTGCTTGGTCTGGCTCAGGACTGGCATCGTCGTCGGAATCCTGAGATTCGATTTCCGCGTCCTCAGCGTCATCCTCTTCGACCATGTTCAGCGGCCGCAGCGGTTGATCGAGGCCCTGCAATCGGGTTGAGGTTTTCTGAGATGCGTGCCTCGTTGCGGGTGAGCCAGCCGTTCTGGATGCCGCTTTGGTAGTAAGCAGAGCGGCTGGCTGCATCACCTCGCATCAGGTTGGCAAAGTCAAACTCGATCTCCAGGGCGTCCCCATCGAGCAAGCAGGTCAGCTTCGATGGATGCCTCCCAGCGCTCCGCCCAGGGCGTCATGGTGTGCATGACGAACTCCAGGCTTTGCTGCTCGATGTTGGAGAACGCTGCGCCGGTCCAAGTCCGCAATCATGTGTGGCGGCACCCGGAACATTCGAGCGATGTCCGTTATCTGAAACTTGCGCAGCTCCAGGAACTGGGCGTCCTTGTTCGTGACACCCACCTCGTGAAACTTCATGCCGTTCTCAAGCACCAGGACCTTGCCCCGGTTCGAGCCAGACTGCGCCGCCTGGTAGGACTCCCGAAACACCCGCTTGGCTTCCGGGTCCTTGAAGGTACCCGGGAACTCGATCCAGCCACCCGGTGGGTTTGGCATCGTTGGAGAAGAACCGAGCCCCGTAGTCCTGCGCAGCCAGGGCCATGCCCAGGCTCTTCTCGCGAGAGCTCAATGGGGCTCAGGCCAATCAGCACCATCCGAGGACAAGCCCCTCAGAGTGCCAGACCTCACCCCGGGGCAGGACTGATCTCGGAGCCTGCTTGATCCCGGATGCGGTATCGGAAATCGCCAGAGGGCAGCAGCTCCATCCGCACCCGGTCAGGGTGAATCGGGATCAGCTCAGTGATCTCCCCGCGGCTGTTGGCGAGGATCTGGCAGAAGGCGTTACCCCTCAGAGCCAGATGCCCCTGAAGCATTTCGCGCCACTCGAACGGGTTCTGGTAGCGGTTGGGCCGGCTGGCAAAGCAAGGTGTGCAGCCAGTGGTCGGTGACCCGATCCTTTCCGCCATCGGCCCGCTTGCGGTAGAGCACGATGGGAAGGGACGCCATCGTCTCAGACAGGATCCGCACGCAGGCATAGACCGCAGAGAGCCGAAGAGCGGCATCCGGGTGCACGCGCACGCCTGAGGACGTGCGGGCTGAGTATGGGCTCAAACCAGAAGTCTCCCCAGGAGGAACGGTCATCGCTGGATGCCCTGAATCGATCAAAGAAGGTCGAGTAGTCCCATCAGTTCAGAGCAGCATCAATTCGTAGTCGGATCCCAGCACCACGTTCTCACCGGGCTTGATCGCCCGGGAAATCGCCATGATCAGTGCCACGATGCCGTCGATCTTGTTCTCTGCTCGCTCCTTGCGTGGGTAAATGTTGTCTTTGACGTCCAGGTGCGCCACCACGTTACTGGCCATCCAGGTGAGCACCGGGTCGCTGTCATGGGCGAGTTTCTTGCTGAGGACCAGCGCTTCGAGCGTCTTCATTGGCTCACTGAAATTCAGTACCGTGGGTCGTACCTCGATCATGGGCAGACCCTCGGCCAGCATCCGGGTCGAGAGTTGCGTGGCCTGGAAGGGATCGAACGCCACCGCCTGCACCTCAAAGCGCGAGGCCATCTCAAGCAGGTCTGCCTCGATCCAGCCGAAATCGATCACGTTGCCTGGCGTCACAGTCAGCCGACCGGTGCGCATCCAGCCTTCGTACTGACTGTTTCCTGCGCGCGCTGACCGTGTCCTCAGGCAGGTAGTACTTGCCAAAGACGGCGTAGGCATCTGCGATCTCCGGGTGCGGAAAGGCCAGCACCAATGCGGCGATGTCTGTCTTGCTGGCAAGATCCAGTCCGATCCAGCATGGCTGGCCCGCGAAGGCCTCTATGTCGAGGGTCGTGTCGGCACAGCAATCCCAGAGCCCGCATGTCCATCCAGGCCGTATCGGCGTCTCACCGACTCGTTGAGGTGCTTGGTCTTGAAGTTGTTGACGGCACTGGGGCAGCTGCATGGCCTTGGCCTGGAGCGGCACCTAGACACCTCCGGGCGCACCGAGATGCCCCAGTTGGGGTTTGCCTTGATGAGCGACTCTTCAGTTGTCCAGTCGTCGCCGTCATCCAAGCCCGTAGATGATCTCCGAACTGGGTGTCGTCCTCAAAGACGCCGGTCGAGCAAGTTTGGTCACGAAGGATCCGGACCTCGTAGCAGATGCCCGCGCGATTGCTTCCGGCCGTGGTGATGACCCACGAGCAGCGAGTTGTCCCGCTTGCCGGTCCCGGTCTCGACCACGTCGTAGACGGTGCGGGTCTTGTGCGCGTGCAACTCGTCCACGCAGCCGAAGTGAATGTTCAGACCGTCCAGCGTGGAGCCTTCGGCCGAGAGCGCCTCGAACTTGGACCCTGGAGGCGAGCAACCTGGTTCATGTTGTGGGCGCCGACGTCCACCGAAAACCGGCTGCCGGAAGCCTGGGCTGCGGCTGCGCCATGGTCTGTGCGTCGCCAAAGACGATCCGTGCCTGGTCACGGGTCGTCGCTCAGCGGATACACCTCTGGCGCCGCCTTCGCGGTACGGCTGCCAGCATGTAGAGGGCCACGGCCGATGGACAAGTGTCGACTTGGCGTTTTGCCCCGCGGCACCTCGATGTAGGAGCGGCGGAAGCGGCGCGTCCCATCGGGCCTTGACCGAGCCGAAGACCGTCGTGGGTGAGGATGAAGGCCTGCCACGGCTCCAGCGTGAATCGGCCTCGCCCGCCAGCGGCCCCTTCACGTGCGGTAGCCGCTCAATGAACGCGCACAGGTTGTCGGCCGGGTGGTAAGCTCCTGCCGTCTCTTGTCCAGTGAGCTTGGGGTTGAACCGGTAGGGGCTGGTCTTTGCCCTTGTACTTGGCGAGGTCAGTGCAGCTGCCGCTGGCAGGCCAGCCTTGCACCCAGCGGCACGCCGAGAACCTCTCCGGCCACGACCTGCTCGGCGTATTGCCTTGCGATCTTGGCTGGCTGCGACCTGGGCATTCATGCAGCGGTCAATTCCGATCGTGTGTTGACATCAGCTACACATCCGGTTAGGATTCGTGATATCTGTCGTGTATTCATTTGGAGATGCCATGCGCGACGCCGCCATCAATTTGCGAGCCCTGCCTCTAGCAACGCGACCTGATCGACCAGGCCGCGCACCTGCTTGGGAAAAACCGCTCTAGCAATACGTAACTGAACGAGGTACATCCGCATA